GGCGTTATGGGGCGTGGCTGTACGCCAGTCAGACGGTCAGAAGCGAGAGATACGGGGCAGCGTCAAGGCGTTATATGGCGCCGATACTATCCAGGGAAACAAACCCGTGATGATTGTGGAAGGCGCTGTTGATGCGCTGGCTGTGCAGCAGCAGGCCGGGGATGTATGCGCCGCTGTTGCGAGCGGTGGTACAAAGGCAGCACAAAAAACACATTGGCTGCTCCAGATATCGCGGGCGTCTCACATCCTTGTTGCGCTCGATGCGGACGGGCCAGGGCAAGAAGCGGCATCGTTCTGGCTCTCGGCATTCCCAGAACAGGCGCGGCTCTGGCGTCCGTTGTGGGGCGATCCGGCGCAGATGCTTCAGGATGGGGCCGATCTGCGTAGTTGGGTTGTGGCGGGCGTGGGAGGGCACGCGTTGACGATGCAACCCAGGCCACGCGCCGAGATGCTTGACGCAATCACAGAATGGCTGCTGCATCTGGCACAACTCACCGGCGGCATACAGCCTGAACACACACATATACCTGATGACATGACGGACGCCGATTTGTCTCTTTTTTTGGAGCGCATTCAGGAGCGATGTTCGCTCCTCTGTCGTGATACTGAGGCGTTGCGTTGCGCTCGTGAGGATGCCAATGTTGCGGGCGCCGCACTGAGCCGGGCCGCTCGTGTCATCATTGAGCGTAACCGTGTGACACGTCGCGATGTGTATAACGAGATGCGCAGCAGCGGGTATCAATCTCTGGAGGGCTACTAATGGCACGCCGCAAGCTTTCACAACGCCACCGCCCCGACCAGCCCGAACTGGCAGCACGGGCCGAACAACGCCGCACCTTGTATGCCGAATTGGAGCGCCTGTCAGACGTGCTCGGCATCGATGCACCCACAGCGCCATACTGGACGCTGGACGACGCAGACGCGCCGCCGTGGTACAGTCTGCCGCGTGCCGTGGAGCGGCTGCGAGAGCAAGTGGAGGGAAATGCATGAAATTTGAATGGCCTGCTGAGTGGAGTTTTCCGGGATTTGCGTTCCCGAATGGAGAACCGATCCCGGATGATCTTGAATATTTTCTGCGTTGCTATGTGCTTGATTATGGCTATTTACCAACGGCGATTGTCTGGAGTGAGCCGCAATGCAGCATAGCAAAGACGCCGCTCTATGGGAAATTTGTGCCGTGTATCTATGTGTATCTGCCGGAGGTGTGCATTATCCCGGTGTATCCTACCAGCGCATACATGCCTATGCGTTGGCACCTGCTCCAAGACCCGTCTCGACATGTGAAATGGAATGTAAGGCAGCAAGTTGAGGGGAGTGAGTGATGGGCACATTCGCTTCGCTCTTTAGCGGCGGCGGCGGCGCTGACATTGGCGCGCTTCAGGCGGGCTATACGCCGCTGTGGGCGGTCGAGTATGACGCCGCCATAGCCGCGTGGCACACGCGTAACCTGCCTGACACACGGATGATTGTAGCACCTGTGCAGAATGTGGACTATAGCGCGCTGCCGCGTGTGGACTGGCTACACGCAAGCCCACCGTGTCCGAATTTCAGCATTGCTAAGGACGATGCCGCCGAAACCGAACTTGATATCGAGATGGCACGCGGCACGGCCCGCGCAATCCAGGAGCAGCAGCCGCCCGTGTTTAGTCTGGAGCAGGTCTATGGTTATCGCGATAGTGTGTCGTTCGCGCTGATTGTGCAGGCATTGCGTACGCTACGCTATGACGTGCAATGGTGGCACCTCAATGCCGCTGACTACGGCGTGCCGCAAACGCGCCGCCGCCTGATCCTGGTGGCATGTCGTAATGGGCGCGTGGTGCGACCTGCTGCAACACATTGCCAGAACGGGCGCGCTGATATGTTCGGCGGACTGCTGCCGTGGGTGGACTGGCATGAGGCGATACAGGACATTATAGACACACTGCCGGATAGTGAGTTCGCACCGTGGCAACTGGCGCGCCTGCCTGCGGATGTGCGGGAGAGTGTACTCCTGGACGGGCAAGCCAACACCAACGGCACAACCTGCACGAGCGTCGCTGATTGCGCGCCTGCGTTTGCGATCAAGGCACAGACAGGCGCCCGACATGCGGCGCGTGCGGTGTTGGTACAAGGCCGCGTCGTGAAAATGACGCCGCGTGCCCTGGCGCGTTTCCAATCGTTCCCCGACTGGTACGAACTACCCAGGCACAATGCCCTGGCGTGCAGGATTATCGGCAATGCTGTGCCGCCGCTTCTGATGCAGCGGGTGATGGAGGCGCAATGATTACACAACTCTACCACGGCGATGCACTTGACGTGCTGCGAATGTTGCCCGATGCGAGCGTGCATGCGGTGGTGACCGACCCGCCGTACTATAAAGTCAAAGATGATGAATGGGATAGGCAGTGGGCAAAGCGTGCGCATTATCTAGAATGGTTGCGCACAATTGTCGCAGAGTGGCGGCGGGTGTTGGTGTCAAACGGTTGCGTGTACTGTTTTGCATCGCCGGATATGTCCACACACGTTGAGTTGCTAATTGCTGAGTATTTTGCCGTACTAAACAACATCAGATGGTACAAGCGCGATGGGTGGCACCAGAAAGTGCAAACCGATGCACTGCGGTCGTACCTGTCACCCTGGGAGGCGTGCATTTTTGCTGAGCAGTACGGGAGCGATAGTGTCGCACTCGGAGAAAGCCAGTATGCAAGCAAGTGCGATGCGTTGCGCGGGTTTGTATTTGAGCCGTTGCGCGAATACCTGTCTGGTGAGTTTAAAAAAATGGGGTGGCGCGGCGACGATTTGAACCGTATATGTGGTACTGCTTCGATGGCAGCAGGCCACTATATAGCGCGTTCACAATGGTGTCTACCAACAAAAGAGCATTATAGCTCGTTACAACGGGCAGCAAACGGGCAAGCCCTACACCGTGAGTACGAAGACCTTCGCCGCGAGTACGAAGACCTTCGCCGCGAGTACGAAGACCTTCGCCGCGAGTACGAAGACCTTCGCCGCGAGTACGAAGACCTCCGCCGCCCATTTCAGGCGATGCCCCGCCATCGTGAGGACATATGGCATTATCGCACTGTTGCGCCGTACCCAGGCAAACACCCGGCAGAAAAGCCACTCGCGATGATGATGGATATTATCGAGACAAGCACGAGGCCTGATGCGGTAATCCTGGATTGTTTTGCAGGCTCCGGCACAACCTTGGTCGCTGCTCGTAATCTTGGGCGGCGCGCTATTGGCGTGGAGATGGACGCGGCATACTGCGAGACGATTGAAAGCAGACTGGCACAGCAAATACTACCCCTATTTGGAGAGGAGTAACCTATGGACACCGTAACCATCGAAACATTACGCCGTGCTATCGAAACCGACACGGCATACATCCGCCGCTACAACCCACACCACACCAGGCAATTGTGGCTGCTCCTCGCTGAGTGTGCCAGCGTCAACGATGCGCACGACTGGCGCAGCGCGCGCCCTGGGTTGCGGGAGGATGTGCGGCGGGAACTGGAGAGGGATACACAAAAGGGGAAATACATGCTATAATCAGACTGACGTATCAGGTTTTTCGTTGAGGTTTTGTGTGGCAATTCATCCAGGACAATCCAGCCGAGGCTATTGCATTCCTCTCACTGATCCTTACTGCGCTCGGTGGTCTTGCTGGTGGGGTGTTCAAAACTGTCAAGTATCTACAGGCTCAATCCGAGAAGCGCCTGGATTTAAAAATCAAAACACTGGCCCAGGGCCAGGCCGAACAATCTGAACGGCTCCAAAATGCGCTCAGGTTGTCGGACATGCTCTACACGACGATTGAGGAGCAACTGACGCGAGCACGCTCGGTTGAAACCGACTTACGTGATCGGCTCGCTGCCAATGAAAACGAGTTTACAGCTCAAGGTAAGGCACTGCGAGAGGCGCACCATATGGTGTTGCAGCTCGAATATCAACTAAATGTGTGCAAACAACAGGCTGATGCACACCTCCTGGCACTCGAAGAAAGCGAGGCCAAGCATGCCGAAACGTTGCAGCAATACAGGGCATTGCAAGCCGAAGTAGAGAACCTGAGAAAGAAAGTCCATACACACTGGTTAGAAATCCAGAGACAAAGCGCGAAACACGAGAAAGACCGTAATCGCCTGGCACGCTATGACGAGCAGGCGTACGAAGTGCCAGAGACACAGGAACCAGGACCACTGCCAGATGGAAACGATGCCGACTGAACTGATATCTGCACTCGCCTATCTTGCCTCGCAGGCCGGAGCGGGCGCGGCGGCGTCTATCCTGTTCGCCCATCTGCGCGATGCTTTCCCGCCGCCGCCACAACGTCCCCGCAGCCGGGTGCTTGCCTGGCTGTATGCGCTCCTGCACAAGCCGCGTTATGCGCTCCACACAAGCACGCTCCTCTCGCTCCTCATCGGCGTTGCGGCAGCAGCATTACTCGCCTATGCGCAAGGCGATGACTGGATACAGGCGGCGTGGGGATTTGCAGCAGCACTTGCGTCGCAACTCTGGTACCGGCACGGCAGAATGGCTACAGATGTGCCGGGATGGAAGGAGCCTGACGCCTGATGCATGGCTCGCCGCGTATCACTCCAGAACGCTTCACAGCCATTCTAGAGATCGCACAATCGCCGCTCGCGCCCCACTCTGGCGAGGCATATAAAATCCTCGTGGACTATGGTATCGATCCGGCCTGGGCGCTCGCCTATTGGCACGACCTCAACGAATGCGGCACACGCGGAAACGCCAGAATAACGCGTAATGTCGGCCACGTCCCAATGGAGCACGGTGATGGGCATGGGTATTCCTACTATGGCGGTCTTGTTGCCTATTACCAATGGATTGACGGCGTTCTGGAGTGGGCGCAATGGTGGAAACGCATCGAAAAGGCAGCGGAACAGATGGGGGAAGCATGACGTATCTCATTCATCGTGTGGAAATGGCGCAGCCGCACTACTACATCGGCGGCAACTCTCGCCGTATGGTTGTCATGCACGCGACAGCCGGAAGCTACCCCGGTGATTACGAATGGCTGCAGCATGGCGGCGATCCCGCCGCGCCCGTCTCTACTCACTATTACATCTCTCCAGAGGGGAAGATCACGCAGTTCGTGCACGATACGAACCGCGCATGGCACGCTGGCGCCTCCTCCTGGATTGTAGACGGCATACAGACGAGCCACCTTAACGATCACAGCATCGGCATTGAACTCTCTCATCCCAACACCTCGATACCGCACGATGCACGTCAGCTCGACGCCGCTGTGTGGCTCGTGCAGAAACTGGTGAGTGAGTACGGCATTCCGCAATCGCAATTGGTGCGCCATAGCGACATCGCGCCGGGCCGAAAGAGCGACCCGCAGGGGCTCGACTGGGATGCATTCGTCTCTGCCGTCTATGGGCCGCCGCCTGAACTACGCGCTCCGCATTGGCATGTCGTGCCTGATGGTATCACGACGTATGTGCGGTACGCTCCTGAGGTGCCAGAGCCGCCATCCGCGAACGTTGCGCAGATACTCCAGCCCGGCAGCCGCCTGCATATCGCAGAGTGGTGTGATTGGATTGATGAAACGTATAAGGGGCAGTGGGGCCGTCTGTCAGAGAGTACGTACTATGTCCATAGTAGTGGGGTGGTAGCGGAGTGACGACGAAACCACGACACCCATGCGGACAGAAAGAAGACAATAGGATGCGTGCACACCTGTCCCATTTGCGAGATTTGTTGCGCCACAAATGGCATGTTTTCCATGCCTGCCGCGGCATGGGCGTACCATTACACCGCGCAATCATGCACGACTGGTCAAAATTCATCCCGGCGGAGTGGTCTGGATACGTGCATACGTTTTATCATCCAGACGGCAGCAAGCGCGATGTGCGAGACAGCACAGGCGCGTACAATCCGGCTGCTATCAGTGATCAGTTTGATTACGCCTGGCTCCATCATCAGCGCAATCGCCATCACTGGCAGGCCTGGGTAGTTATCGGCGACGGCGGCGAACTCAAACCACTACGCATCCCCGAGACGTATGCGCGTGAGATGGTCGCCGACTGGATTGGCGCCGGTCGCACCTACGGCAACCGTGACACACGCACATGGTACGCCAAAAATCGGCAGAACATGGTGCTGCACCCCGTTACAGAGAGTTATCTTCGTTCGCTGCTCCATGAAGCAGCAGAACGCGGGTTAATCCCGCTTATGGGGTGGCAGTAGAGTGACACAGGCTACGCACATCACGCCCGAGCGCGCTATTGACACACTTGTCGCCTGTGCCGAACTGCTGCCAATGGAGCGCCGCGGCGAGTACCTGAGAGCGGTGTACGCCGTCAGTGAACAGTTGATGCTGTTCCGAGAGATACAGGCGTTCATCGCGCGTATGCAGCCAACGGATCAACCATGATCAATCCTATGTATGAGATGTCGCTCTTTCTGGTCACTGCTCTCATTGTGTCGGTGTTGGTGATCGTTTGGGTTTGGAAGAGGTAGGGCCGCGTGGGGGGGGGGCGACGGGTGGCAGTAGATGAGTATATCGAGCATATCGAGCATAGGGTGGGGCAATAAGCGAGGCATAGTATGTGGCAGCGAATTTACGATGAAAAGCGACCAATTCTAGCGAACGGGCGTGTTGTTGGCTATGAGGTTTGGATGATTTCAGAATATGGCAGCATGTGGGACACAGAGGTGCTTGGTCGTCGTGAAGAACACATAGATGATGAATGGTTGCCAGGTGATAACTAGGGCGGATAGATGAGCGAACCAATCGAAACCACACGCGGCATTGACACCCTGTCGCCACACCCGCGCAACTATAATCAGCACCCGCCTGCGCAGATTGAACGGCTTGCTGCCAGCCTGCGCCAGTTCGGGCAGGTGCGCCCGATTGTGGTGCACGGCGATACCATCATCGCGGGCCACGGCGTGTACCTGGCTGCACAGCATCTCGGCTATACATCGTTGCGTGTCACTCAACTAACCCATCTTCCCGACGACTGGACAGAAGAGCAGGCCATGGCCTACCTCGTAGCTGACAACGAGACGCGGCGCGGGGCCGAACCCGACGATGCTGAACTGGCTGCGCTGCTCGATGAACTGCGGCAGCAAGATTTCGACATCGCCGCGATGGGGTTTGATGATGCGGAGTATGGCGCGCTATTGGACGGGTTGACACCGGAACTGCCCGAACCCGGCAACGGCGGCGATGAGTTTGAACCCGACGAGGCCGCGCCGTGCCGCGTGCAACCGGGTGACGTGTGGCTGATCGGCGGCGTGCATCGGCTCATCTGTGGAGACTGCACCGACCCGGCAACAGTGGAGCGGTTGATGCAGGGCGAGCGGGCGGATGCGGTGGTGACTGATCCGCCGTATAGTAGCGGTGGGTTTCAAGAAGCCGGTAAGTCAACAGGAAGCATCGGGAATCGATCAAAAGAAACAATCACTAATGATAATTTAAGTACACGCGGTTATCGACTTTTGATTGATGAGGTACTGAAGAACTGTATCGCTGATGTGGTTTATTTGTTTACCGACTGGCGTATGTGGATTGAAACATTTGACGCACTAGAGCGCGGGGGCTTACGTGTTCGTAACATGCTTGTTTGGGATAAAATACAAATGGGCATGGGGTTCCCGTGGCGCAACCAACACGAACTTATAGCGTTTGCAAAGCGCACACCTGCAAAGATGCTTGACGGCAAACGGGGCAATGTGTTACAGGTAGCGCGGAGCGGGAGTGAGTATCACCCAACTGGAAAACCTGTAACCCTTATTGAAATGTTAATCGACAATACCGAAGCCCCCCTTGTTCTTGACCCCTTCCTCGGTTCCGGCACCACAATCATCGCCGCCCACCGCACCGGACGCCGTTGCTACGGCTGCGAGATATCGCCGGAGTATTGTGAGATTATCCTACAGCGTTGCGAGGCCGAAGGGTTGACTGTGGAGAAGGTAGAGGCGTAGATGTGCTGCCCGAACAGTTACCCAACGAGAGCGCCAGAGCATACGCCGCGTTCGTGGCCTATGCCGAAATGGGCAGTCAACGCAGCCAGGAAGCCGTTAGCCAGCAGTTGGCAAAAAGTAGGCAGATTATTAGCCGATGGAGTGCACAACACCACTGGCAAGAGCGCGTCCGCCAGTATGACGCGGCGGTACTCGAAGAGCACAACGCCGCCCTACGCGCAAAGCGCAATCAGGAGATTGAGCGCCTGCGGCAAGACGCACTACTGGACGCCAAAACGTTGCGCCAGTTGGGGCGCGGCCTGTCGGCACGGCTTGGCGAAACGATCAAGGACATGAAGGCAGGAGACATCGAGCCGAAACACGTTGCGTCACTCCTGCGCACGGTCGCGCAATCGCTGGAGGCCGCAACCGACATTGACGCGGCAGCACTTGGGGTAGATGAGGCACTAGAGAATGCCCGGAACACTGACACAACAGAGTAGGCGATGGCTGCGCCAGCAATGGCGGGCGCCGCAACCGAACAGCGCCGCACCACAGGCGATGGGTGAGAGTGTGCCTACGTATAGCCCGCAAACGCCCACCGAGCCACAGCGCGCCTTTCTTGCCCTGGAATGCGAGGAGGCATTGTATGGCGGCGCGGCTGGCGGTGGCAAGTCGTCAGCACTGCTGATGGGCGCGCTCCAACACGTTCATGTGCCTGGGTATGCCGCGCTGCTGCTGCGCAAAACGTATGCCGATCTGTCCCTCCCTGGTGCGCTCATGGATAGAGCGCTTGAATGGCTGAACGCCACCAATGCAACCTGGAATGACAAAACCAAAACATGGACGTTCCCATCGGGGGCAACACTGACATTCGGGTATCTCGAAAACCAGCGCGACCATCTGCGCTATCAGGGCGCCGAGTTTCAGTACATCGGTTTTGATGAGTTGACGCAGTTCCCAGAGCATCAGTACCGCTACCTGCTCTCACGATTGCGCCGTTTGCGTACGTTGGATGTACCGATCCGAATGCGGGCCGCGTCCAACCCCGGTGGTATCGGGCACGAGTGGGTGAAACAGCGGTTTCTGTCAGGTGATGAAAGCCGTGTGTTTGTGCCCGCCCGACTGGAGGATAACCCGTACCTCGATCAGGAGGAATACCGCAAGGCACTGGCGCAGCTTGACCACGTGACGCGGGCGCAACTGGAGCGCGGCGACTGGGATGTGTCCTATGACGGCGGGCTGTTCAGGCGACAATGGTTTGATGTGGTGCAACAGGCGCCCGACGGCGAGCGCGTGCGCTATTGGGACAAGGCTGCAACGCCCGACGGCGGTGACTACACGGTCGGACTGCGGTTGTGTCGTGCGCACGACGCCTACTATGTTGAGGACGTGGTACGCGGCCAATGGTCGCCTGGTGAGCGGGATGCTATCATCCGACAGACCGCAGCCATGGACGGGTATGGTGTGGCGGTGTGGCTAGAGCAGGAGCCGGGCAGTAGTGGCGTGGATAGCGCACAGGCAGCCATACGAATGTTGGCAGGGTACAATGTCCACGTTGAAAAAGTGACCGGCAGTAAGTTGAGCCGCGCACAGCCCGTGAGCAGCCAGGCAGAAGGATGCAACATCAAACTGGTATCGGCCACCTGGAATGCAGACTTTCTGAACGAGCTATGCGCGTTTCCGAGCGGGGCGCACGACGATCAAGTAGACGCGCTCAGTGGGGCCTTTAATCAATTGACGGTACAATCCCCTGTAGAATATGTCATCAACTACGCCGATGACATACCGGGAATATCAGGGTGGTAGACTTATGAGCACGCTTGTATTGCCGAACGGCATGCCGTATCAAACACAACCGCAGCCGATGAATGAGGGCGCGTACTTCGAGGCGCTCGCCTCTCTCCTAGAGAGCCGCATCGGTGAGCTTGAGCTTGAGTTGTACGGCCCGGATGCACGCTGGGAGCAACTACACGGCAGCGGCGATCAATTCACGCGGCAATCCATCCAGGAAGTGGCAAACCTTGCCGAAGTGATGTATTTGAAAAACCCGCTTATCCAGCGAGGCATCAACATCAAAACGTTTTACACCTTCGGCCAGGGCGTGCAGGTGAGTGCGCCAAACCCTGAGATCAACGACGTTATTCAATCGTTTTGGGATGATGAACGAAACCAGGCCGAACTTACCCGAACGCAGGCGATGATGGGCAAGGATGTTGATCTGCAGGTAAGCGGCAACCTCTTCTTCGTCTTGTTCACCAACCAGCGGAGTGGGAGCGTGCGTGTGCGGAGCGTGCCGCTTGCTGAAATCCAGGAAATTGTCTGCAACCCAGACGATGCAAAAGAACCGTGGTATTATCTGCGCCGATGGACGCAGACGGGTGCGCAAGGCGGCTACCGCGCCGCATACTATCCTGACTGGCGCTACACGCCGCGACAGAGGCCCAAAGACCACAACGGCATTGCTATCGAATGGGACGCGCCGATCTATCACGTCAAAGTCGGCGGGATGTCCTGGTGGCAGTTCGGTCTGTCAACGGTGTATGCGCAGATCGATTGGGCACGGGCGTACAAAGTATTTCTCGAGAGCATCCACAGCTACACTCAGGCCGTCAGCCGCATTGCCGTCAAGGTCACGACGGGAGGCGGCGCGGGCGGCGTTGCGAAGGCCAAGAGCAAACTTGCCTCTACCATTAGCAGCCATGATCGGCGCGAAACCAACCCGGCAACCGCAACCGGCAGCGCATTCATCCGTGCGAACCAGGACGCCGATTACGAGCCGCTGAACATTCGCGGCCTGTCGGTTGCGCCTGAAGATGGTCGCCGGTTCTTGCTGATGGTTGCAGCAGCGGCGGGCATCCCTGAGGTGTTTTACGGTGACGCCGATGTCGGCAACCACGCCACGGCAAAGAGCCTGGACAGGCCAACTGAGCTGATGATGCGTCACCGTCAGGAGATGTGGCGGAATGTCCTGCAAGATATCCTCGGGTACGTTGTCAAAAACGCAGCGATGGCACCACGCGGCGCGCTGGCAGGGATGGCAGATGTGCAGCGCGAGCCAGACGAGGCTGACCCAGGGCAAAATACCATCACCCTGGATTGGAACACGAACCCCGAGACGGGCGAGCCATACGACAGCAGCATCGTAATTGACTTCCCTGAGATCATCAACATCGATGTAAAAGAGCGTGTCGAGGCGATCACCACGGCGCATCAATCACAGACGGTGAGCGCCCGCACGGTAGCGCGCCTGCTGCTTGTTGCACTTGGCGTTGAGGATGTAGACAAAGAACTGGACGCGATGTACCCTGATGATTGGCAGCCCGGGGACTTTGGGGATGGCACGCCGCCGGATATGGAAGAGATAGCGCGGCGAATAGTAGAAGCGGTGCGGGAGGGGTGATGGACACATCTGCATTCGAGGAACTGGCACAGGCATACATAAATAAAGGCAGGCGCGAAACGATTTTTAAGATAAATAGGATTATCGGTGATCGCAAGCGTCATTTGATTGGGATGAAATCACATGAAGATGCGTGCATTGCTTTGCATGCGCTAGAAAAAAGGTTTCCTGATGTTCCATTTGAAGTTATAGATATAATTACATTTTATGCTGTTAGAGTTGCAGGAAATGAAGATTTTCCTTTTAAAGAACTTGCTGCCTGGATACAGGGCTATATGGAGGGCAGGGAAGCAGTGCGGGAGGATGATGGATGAGATGGGATTGGTGGAATGTTCCACAAAAAACGGTATTCACCCCGCCGCCCAAGCACAAACCAGAGGCGCCCGGCTGGATTAGCACGCGTGATGATCTGCCGGAACCTCATAAAATTGTGCTCACGTGGGGCGCCGAAGGGTACAGCCTTGCGCGTTGTGTGCGTCAAGGGCCCGGTCCTCAAGATTACGTCTGGGTGGGAGTATCGTTTCTCTTCGAAGGGGAAGGGTGCCCGATAACAAACGTGCAGGTATCGCACTGGCAACATCTACCCAAGCCGCCGAAACGGGAGGGTATAGACGATGGCAAAAGATAATACATTCATTCTTTTTGATCGCATATGGGGACACATCGAAGTCGTTGCGCCTGACGGCACACGCACCGAAAGTGTTACGTTTCTGCGTGCACGTCCTGATGGTGGTATGGAATGGGGGCGCAATCCATTGCCGCCTGAAGTCATCAATTTAATGCACCGCCTCAACATTGATGGTGAGCAAGGCTTGTGGCAATGGGTGGGTAAGCAGGGCGGCGATAATCGTATGGTTCGGGTTGACCTGGTTGATACGTTATAATGAACACCGTTGATCGCATCACTGAGGCGCTTGGCACAAACGAGCGCGACAGGCGCCTGCGCCCGATTGAGCGCCGCCTGTCGCGGGCTATGGCTGATGCATTCAAGCGTCAATCGAATACATTTTTGCGAGAGTTGCGGAAACTGCGAGACGAGTTCCCGGCGCCGCTTCAGGAGAGTGTGCCAGAGAACATCTGGATTACCGCCTGGCTCGATACCGTGCGCCTGACACAGCAGGTTATGACGGCGCCGATAGAAGCGGCGGCGCGGGCGTCCTGGGTCGTCGGCAATGAGGACATCCAGCGGGAGGCGGGCCTACGCATCGCATTCGACATTGACAATCCAGAGGCTGTGCAATTCCTACGTAACTACGGCGCGCAACGTGTCACGATGATCAACGACACGACGCGAGACTATATCCGTACGCTGATGATTGAGGGAATGGAGCAGGGCACATCGTATACCGAGATGGCGCGCCAGATACGCGCCCGCTTTGCCGAGTTCAGCGCGCCCAAGCCGCAGCGACACCTACGCAATCGTGCCGAGCTGGTCGCCGTGACTGAGACGGCGAATGCATACGGGACCGCGCAACGTCAAGCAGCGGAGCGCATAGAGCGCGAGGGCATCCGCATGCAACATCGCTGGATTACGACGGGGGATGATCGGGTGAGCGACGGGTGCAGGCAAAACGCATCAGTGGGCTGGATAGCAATGGCGCAAGCGTTCCCCTCGGGCGACTATCACGAGCCGCGCTTCCCCGGTTGTCGCTGCGCCGTACAGCATAGGAGGGCACGCGATGGATAACCAACAGAAGGTCCGCGAGGCGCTGCTCAAGCTCCACCCACCGCTTGTGGAATGCGCGCAACTGCTGCCCACCTCTGAGCAGCGCATTCGCCCGCAAGTTATATCGCTGGCGGTGCTCATCGAACGGCGTTATGATCTGCCACGTACCCTGCTCACCAGGCGCGAACGGCGCGATGGTGAGATCGAGGGCTGTATTAGTAGGTATTGACATGACAGAATTGGAGGCGTCAGATGAGTATGAAGGTGGTACCCGACGAGCACATACTGTTGTTCAGTGAACAGATAGTAGAAGTTGCGACAGCAAGTGAGATGATAGAGGTTGCGAAAGCAAGCGATCTGACTGGTGAAACACCGGATACGATCTGCAATTTTATCAGACAGCACCCCGGTGTATTTTCTGATGCAATGGCGGCTATTATGGCAGGTGTTGACCTTGCGCCGTATCGTGATGATAATGTTGTAAGATAGTATGTGTGAACCATGACAGACGATTTAATCAGACCAGTACGCGGCGCGTTCCCAGGGCCAGCAATTGAACCAAACAGTGGCATCCGAGCTCAACTGGCATTGTTAGGGAAGGTCGGCGTGCGCTATGGCGGGCTTGGGGTTGCACCGTCTTTGCTCGACAATCTTGTCGCCTACTACAAACTAGACGAAACGTCCGGCCCTCGCATTGACAGCGTCGGATCAAACAACATGACAGACAATGGTAGTGTTGGGAGTGCTGTGGGCAAGGTGGGGAATGCGGCTAGTTTTGATGGTACAAACTGGCTGTCTACTTCTCCGCTGACGGGTATTACTAGTGACCTGTCTATTAGTTTGTGGGCATATATTCGCTCTCTACCCGATGCTGTTGGCGGGGTGATTGCAAACAAGAATAACTGGGGGGCGATATGGATCACTAGATTTGCCACAACGCAAATTCTAGGGGGCCGTATTGTACAAAGTGACGGTACTCAGGTGAGCTTCCCGGGGCCTGCTTCTGCCGAGATACCGCTAAACACCTGGCTACACATTGTACTGATTGTAGACAGCGCCTCTTTAACTGCCACTCTTTATAGAGACACGACCGCGATCAACAGTCTTACATATGATGGCACGATACGAAGTGTCGCAGCAGGAACCTTAAAAATTGGTTTACAGGGTACTGAATATATAGATGGTTTAATTGATGAGGTGGGTATCTGGAATAGAGCACTCACGGCAGCAGAAATAGCCATCCTCTACAACGGCGGAAGCGGGATAACGTTCCCGTTCTAAGAAAAGGAGCATGAGCAATGGCATTGACTTTTATCGACACGGCAAATAAACCCGTGGCAAGCGACATTCGGAATGGCATCGCAGCACTTGACACCGCGCTGAACTACCTCAGGCGCGCTGGTGGAAACCTGGAAAACGCCGCCGACAGCGCCGCACGCAATAATGCCAGTGGCACCACGGCTAATGGGGACGCGCTTCGTGACATTTGTGTGGGCCTTGGCGCGTTGCCCACCAACCCACCTGCGTTGGATGCAGACAAGGCGACACTCGTTGATCATATCGTGACGTTGCTCGAACAGTATCGCTAGTTGACAGTGCGCACGCCAGTGCGGTATACTGGCGGCAGAACTGAATATTATTCTCACTGAATGCGGAAACGTAAGCGGTGTATTCTCCTTCGGGAGGGTGCGCCGCTTTTTTTGTTCTCTGGGAGGGAACGAATGGCAACAAACATTACCGAGTACCTGAGCGATTACGGACGGTCGGTTACGGTGTCGCATCCAACGACGCCCGCCAGCGGCGACCCGGTGTTATGGAATAACGTCACCGGCGTTGCAATCACGGACGAAGGCGACGGGCAGAACGATGCAACCGATACCACGGTACTGTTTGGCGATTACGTCGCGACGGTGCGTGTCATTCCATACAGCGGCCCGGTTGACGGGCGCGTACAGACGACCGTGGTAGCAGGGGACGCGATTTATTACGACAGCACACAGAGCGCCAACGAGAGTAGTGCGCTGAACCTCAACACCGATGGCGTGTTCTTCGGCTACGCCGTGAGTAGCGTTGCATCGGCAGCAGGTGTTGCGGGCGCCGAAATCTCGGTGTGGCATATCCAGTAATGCCCTACACCGTCGGCCAATGTGGTGATGATCAGTGGTGCGTCGTCAAGGACGACGGCGAAGTTGTGGGCAGGCACGACAGCCGCGCCGCTGCCGACGATCAAAAAACCGCGCTCGACATCAACGTCACGTCGCAAGAAGCCGAAAGTTACACACCGCCGCAAGGCGTTCGAGACGCCGCACAGCGTGCGCTGGACTGGCGAGATGAGTATGAGCGTGGCGGCACTGATGTCGGCATTGCGCGGGCGCGTGACCTGGCAAATGGGCGCAACATTTCAGCAGACACCATTCGGCGAATGGTTTCGTTTTTTGCCCGCCACGGCGTCAATCGTAGTGAGCATTACAGCCTGGAGGATGGCGAGCCGACGACGTGGCGCATTGCCTGGGATTTGTGGGGCGGCGATGCCGGGCGCCGATGGTCGGAGAGGATAGCAAGACAAATGGACAGAGAACAGGAAAGCACAACCGAAGCGCAAGAGGACGCGCCGAACTATCGCGCTGCTGATGGGCCGGGGACGTGCGGTAATTGCGAATTTCGCCGGGGCAACATTTGCACCCGCTTTGATTTCGAGACGTCGGACGAAATGACGTGCGATGATCATCAGTTTGCCGAAGCCGAAGAGGCTGCCGCGTCTCTCAAGAACGCCATCGAGGAGGCGGGGCGCAAACTGAACAAGCGCAACATGCAGCGCGTGATGGACGCCATGAAGATGCTGCAAGAGATGATCGATGAGATGACGCCCGATGAGGCGTACAAAGATGATGAGATGGAAGAGGCGTCATTTCTGGCCGAAACAAAGTTGCGCGAGCAGGAGCGCAACGGGCGCGCTCTCATCCGCATCATTACCCCTGGCTGGGGCAGCAGCGGCTACTACCCGGCAGAGGTACTACGCCGCGACGGGCCGAATGTGTTCAGGGCTGGCACCCAACTGTACCTGAACCACCCAACGCGAACCGAGGAGGCCGAACGCCCCGAGCGTGATATTCGTGACCTTGCGGGCAAGCTCGCTAGTGATGCGATATGGATGGATGATGGATTGTATGCCGATGTCGAGTACTACAACAACCATCGTCCGCTCATTGCGGCCATTGGCGAGGACCTTGACGTATCCATTCGCGCCGATGGCACATATCGCACTGGCGAGGCGGAAGGGCGGAAGGGTCGCATTATTGAGCAGCTTGTTAGGGCTGAGAGTATAGACTTCGTCACGCGTGCAGGCGCGGGCGGCAAAGTGGCGCGCCTGATGGAGTCGCGTCAAGATAAACCAACTGAAAAAGTCCGGAGGGGCAAGGTGAAGCCAGAAGAGATAGCACGCCAGGAGGAGCGGATTGCTCACCTGGAGGAAGCGATTGAAGCGCACGTCAATGTGCGAACGGAACTGGAAGGGGCGCTGAAGGCAGAGCGACAGGCGCGCCTGCTGACTGAGGCGCGGCACTATATTCAGGAGCGCCTCGACAGCAAACTTCCGCAGCGCACGGTAGCGCGCCTGTCGCGGGAACTGGAGCGCAATATTCCATATACGGAAGACGGCATGGCGATTGACTACACCGAGTTTAGCAAGCACATCAAAGAGGCGAGCGACGTGGCATGGGTTGAACTGGCAGAAGCCGCGCCGTCGGGCATTATTCGTGGGATGGGTACTAGCGCGCCTGCCGTACTCACAGATGCCGATCTGGACGCGAAAATTGAGGAGGCATTCCGGGCTAGTGGCATGGATGAACAGCGCGCCAAGATTGCAGCGCGGGGGGTGCGGTAATGAGTATTGAATTTGCGGGCCTGATGGAGGCCGATGGGGTGCATG